CGGAAGAAGAACTGAAATAAGGGATATATTTCCAAGGGTTAGGGCAACAACAACAACAACCATGGTGTTGTTGTGGTTGTTATTGTGTTATTCCATTCAATTTTATAAGACAAGTACTTAGTGTTGCCAACACATTAAACCGTTAAGTGAAATTGAAAAGTACTTGAATGCCTCGCCCGGAGGTACAAAGTAAGAAACCACCCGTGGGGTCGGTAAACCCATCTTTGATAAGGGGCTGCGGGTGGTTAATTCAGTTATAGTCGTGAAGACTACCCGTAGGATTTTCTTAGGACGCTACCTTCCACATATTGACCAATAGATTTGGTAAAATGTCGGGGTTGGCTTGAATGCTTTCAGCTAGATCGTTATACTTAAGGAGGAACTTCCAAGGAAGGGACGGGTCATCAACTATCCCTTGAAGCATAGCCGTTGAGACAGTTTGTAACCCACCGAGTCCTGTGGCGGAGCCAGTATGGTGATAAGCGAGTTGTTCAGTAAAATTCTCTGTTAAGATGTGGGAAAACCCAACGTTTTTCTTTTCTTCAGATTGCCCAAGCAGAGAAGTAAGATTGACGGCCGCGCCGTCTAACCCGTTTGGCTGGAGAATGAACTCACAGTAACTAGCGTTGTCAGGGCAACTCCATTCAATGGAGTTATTTCCGTCAATCTTCCACTTGGTATGGTCGCCGAGTGGTTCAGTTAAAGAAACAGTTTTGGTGTCTCCTCTGATGGATAAGCTACGACCGATGGTCGCAAGCTTAGGGGTGAAGAATTCTACGTCATACTCAACCCACAGAGTCCCGATAGATAGATCAGGTTGGACTCCGATGGTGAAAACATAAAACAAGCCAACGTCATACAATGATAAGTCGGCATTTTGTGGAGGTGTACCGGTGCGCAGATAGTTTTTCTTGGTTACTGCTTGCGGAGGCACACGGTGCGTATGGCTGTCCCACACTCGCCCAACGGCTGCACCCGAATAAGACATCGCCTGAGAGACGGATTTTATTTCGGGATCTTTTGCGTCAACATTGGTCATCATGACCACCTGCCCTGATTGGGAGGTGGAAGTTGAGCTCTCAAAGGTGAAACTAAGATTGCGGAACTTATACTGTTCGAAAGAACTAACAGTAGATAACCAGGGGAAAACAAAAGGAAGTCCTGGGTTTAGGGGAAGCTTAACAACAGTGGCTGTAGACCCGGCAATTTCGCTAGGAGTTTTCAATTCCATAACGAACTCACGTCGTCTATAAGACATAGTTTTGGTGTTGTGAGACACTGTTGTCGTACCACGAGTGATAGAAACTGGCGCAGCCTTAGCTCGTGATTTCTGAGGCTGGGGGGAAGGATTACCCTGTTTTCTGCGCACAACGGGAGCTCGGGCGGGGCGTCTCCGTTGGGGACGGGAGGCTGGTCCTCGTCTACCCTTCTGTTTGGGTGGCATTTGGTGCCTCTTCTCCAAGACACCTTAGCACATTAGCCACCCACTCTTTCTCCACTTGCAACGCATCAGTAAGCTCGGCGAACAGAGCTACGCGTTGATCAGCGTTTGGAGAAGCCAACACACAATACCGGACCAACATCTTAACGACGTTAGTTGGCCTACAAGTTTCCGAAATCGGATTATAGATATGGCCACAAAACTCAAATTCCTCCCCGCGTGTGCGTTCCGTAAACATTTTAGTTGGATGACCAAGTGCCTGGTAAGCCTGAACGGCTCCAGTAAATGGTCGCTCCAAACTGTCGTCGCCCATAGCAACACACCAAGGATTTGATGGGTTTAAGATGTGGTGGGCTAAGACACGGATGCGAGAGTTGGAAGAAGAAGTGATTTTTGCTCCGGACTTCATGATTCCAGGCCGAAGTTGTGTGAAAACTTGGCCATCGGATAATGTGAAGGTAGAGAGAGAGATAATAAACATAAGTTTGACGAGAATGTCTTCGAAATAAGGGTTCGGTTTAGTCAAAAGACGACAGCGAAGAACGGCCTCAGCGGACAATTCCCACCCCTGAACTGACCAGTCCCACCCCGACACGTCGGCTTCCGCGATGGAAGAGGACGGTAGCTGAGAGAGGAACTGCTTGGTCTTTTCGGCGTTGAAACCGAGACCAGGTTGTGAGGGATGAGAGGTCCACGAAGAGATTTCTGCGCGGTCTTGATCATCGAAGACGCAGCGTTGTAACAAGTTGTCCACCAAACTGACAGAAGATATAATGCGATATCTGCCTTGTGCCATTTTAACTCGGTTATGAGGTTCGTTTTTGACGAACACGCGAATCGGGTCGCAATAGCCCTCGACAGACAATTGATAAGCTGTTTTGGATCTCAGCTCTTCTAATGGAGTAGAAGATATCAACTGTAACCTAGCCTTAGTAGCGGAATAAATAAACGGGCCACATGTCATCATAACATCGTGGTTAGTTTTACCGAAAGTAACATAAGGGATTCCAGGACTGGAATCTTTCACCAAACAAAATTCAGCTTGTTTCCTGAAGTACTCCAAGAACTCGCGCTCATCGAGAGCTTGATTTCTTGCCCAGGTAGGGGCAGGAGACTTCGGATAACATGCTAGGACAGATTGAATGGCGGTTTCTAGGTTTGAGGGGGGTTCAGTTTCGTACCGTTGGAGTGCTTGGTACGTGATGGACTGCATCTCAGAGCGGGCCCCGCGTGGAGGATACGCCCACTCCCGAAACTCCGGGAAGTTTAAAGTTGCTTTTTGGAGTCGGTCCGAGGTCGATATTTTCGAACCTCCTGGGAAGCGGATGGGAGAGATGCCTTGTTTTTCGAACCCGTTGGGGCTCGTTTCCCCTTCGAGGCTAGGGAAGGGGGGTTTCCAGGAGTTAGCGATTGCCCGGAGGAAGTCACCTGTTTCGTAGGAGATGATAGGGGGTTGACCGAAACAGGGGGAGTCACAATAGCCGCAGGAGCCGCAATCCTCTCCACTACAGGAGAGGACTGGGCTTTTATATCGGACACAGTGGAAGAGGTAAAAGGTGACAAGAAAGAAGACGAAGGCCAGTGAATTAAAGATGATAGACTGATATTGGCGACTCCTGAGGACGATTCGAAAACCCTGCCACCAAGGTCGTTAAACAATGGGAGGTTAGGGTCTTCAGAAGAAACCATAGGGGTGTTGCTCTTGTCAAGAGCGTCTTCTCGATCGCTCAGCTCGTGGTACAACTCCTCAATGAACGCATCGTTGTCCCGAAGATGGGCTGCGATGGCGACAGCATTATTAGATCCAGCCCTCTCAATGAGGGCTTTAGCTAAGTATTCGGCCAATTGCGGGTAAAGATCGAAATCTTCCGTGAAAGCGGCTTTGTACTCACTGCGTTGCCACGAGCTTGACGTTGGAATATCACGCCCATGTGTAGCGGCCCATATTAAAACCCTGGCGAAATCTTGAATGTGATTAACGAACTCCTCGCGGGTTTTGGAGGTCAACTTGATGTTGTTTTTGGAGAGAACCGTAACATCGAAATCTTGGAGATTTGATTTGCGCGTATGTTTGACGGAACCACGATATGAGAATGTCACAACTTCTAGACTATTTTGCCATGCCTCCTTCTTGGATAACTTTTCCTCGGTTTTCGCCATAAGACGATCATAATCAAGCTCGACTTGCTGGGCGGCATCCGGTGGTGACGATTCATATTGGTAAGTAAAGAACTTATCGAACATCCATGGATACGCGACATTGGCGACCTCTGTTGTTAGGGCTCCAGAATGGATCCCAATGACAAGACCATTTGACATAAGTGGACTACCACTTGAGCCAGCGTCAGTAGACACATGGTGAATTAAAGTATCACCACGTTTCATACTATACGCGCCACTAGCGGTAAGCCAGCCATTTGGTCCGAAGGAGAAAACAGAAGTCATCCCATTGAGCTGAGGATTGCCCACTTTCAAATTAATCAATCCCAACATAGTGAAGGGATTTGATGTGGACGGAAGGAGGGACAGGCATGCACTGTCGAAGTGCGATGTGACTGAGTGACCTGAAACTTCAAACTCGATCGGATAAGAGGTTACACCATCAACGCTAAGATAAGCGGAGTGCAAATTCTTTCCATTTTTCTTGTTCGCGACAACAAGATCCGGGTACACATGGAAGGCAGTATTGACGGTGGGATTACTACCACGGTCTTTGCGCCAAGCCATTCCAATATGTCTAAACAAGCCGTTCTCCATGACACCGATGAGGCAAACGCCTTTAGGTTTTTGAGTGGGAACTTGGATGCTAGTAGCAACGTTTCGCTCTCGCTTAATGTTGGTCCCTTGAACAATCGGGGGGGCACCAAACATAGTAGAGAACTTGGTCGCTGAGAGCATTTCAGAGAGAGACAGCAATGTTTTGAGTTGTGTAAGTTTTTCGGTCGGGATTCTGCGGAATCCCATGAAGGGTCTTCCCGTTTGATACAATGACATAAACGAGTCAAGCGCTTGTGACAAGCGGTCTTCTTGATAGTCGGGAGAACCAGCGGCGGCTACGTCAGCTGCATCTGAGATGTCAGACAACAACTTTCTTGTTAGAGGGTGCACAATCAAGCCGGACACTCTTAAGTACCGAACAGCAAGCGTGATAACAAACAAAGCCAGGCGATGTAAGAACCAATGAATGATGCTGGAAACGAAAGAGGGGACGGTTTTAATGAAGAACAAGAATAATAGCAAGACCCCCATTTGAGAAAAAGAGGGGGGGCCGATTAACCAACAGTAGGCATTAAGTCCTACGGTCATGTATATGAGGCCAGTGCTAGCGGGAAAACCTAGACGTTGGAACAACGTATTGGTAGAGTTGGATTCTCTAGCAATCACTGGGGCGGGGCTGAAAACATCAGCTGAAGCGCGCAACTTAAGCATTTTCCTGTAAAGGAGAACCGAAAGATTACACAAGCGATTTCGTACGAAGATTAAACACGCTGCAGCCCTCTTAATTCCGCCTACAATAAGCCAAAAGAATAAACTAGTTAACTCAAGGGCAAGGCAGAGCAAGAGGGGAGTGATCAGTGAGACGTACACAACGAACACTGGATAGCGTTCTACGCGCTTCATCTCTATCACGTAAAGGGCTTCTTGAAAAGGAGAACCACACGACTGGTGCCCATCCAAACAAGATCGAGACTTAGGCGGGGCAATGCGCCACGAGGGCTTTTGCTTGAGCCAGTCGGAAATCTCGAGTTTGAAATAAGATATGAAATGGAGGCGAACTCCTAGTAAATACTCATTGGAAAAATTTGGGCGGCAGTGGTTGCGACATTTAGCTTTACGTGATAGGGTCCAAGAAGAAGTCTCGTTGGTGAGGGTCATACAACATGACTCCAGAGCTTCAGCGGTCTGGGACATGATCTCGGGATACATGGAAAACTCAACGACGAAGAGACAATCTTCGAGAGAATCGACTAGCACGTTCGAGTACTCGCAGTACAACGAGCCCAATTCGTGAGTGACCTCTCCATTAAATGGTGGGATTGATCCCCACCCTCCCCAGCCCAGGCCAATTAAGGCGAGAGCGAGGGAGAGCGCAATGTAGTATTTAAC